TCAGAGCTCCCAAATAACCACGCTGCGCTGCTGCGCTTCCGTTCACCAGTCGTGGGCGATGCACTCAACATTCCGTTCCGCGCCGTTCAAGTCATCAAGTCTGTGGACAGCATCGGCAACCCCATTGCGGATGCTGTCAGCTACTCGCTGAAAACAAATGGGCGCGCTTTGCTGCGCAGCCTGGTGACCGCGACCAACACCCCAGAGACGCGCTACATTGCGCCGATGGACTTCACTGAACGCTTAAGAAGAAAAGTCACAGCACCCATCACCTTCGGTCAAAAATGGGACGGCCAAACCAATGGCCCGACCATTTCAACGTTGCCAATGCCGACCTTGATGGGGATGCTGGGCTACGAGCACAATGTAAAGTTTGAAGCGGTCACAGGCTTCGTGATCTCTGCGCGATTGCGCGATTGCGATTTGTATGCCACCATTTATCTTCCGTCCAGTGACGAGCTGGCCTATCGCGCATCCATCACTGGTGATCGCCTGATCATTGAGTATGCGTTTCCGCGCCTGAGTGCGGAGGAAGCTGCTGCCAAGATGCAGCCATTGCGCGAAAGCCCAATGTCAACCGTCAGCCGAATGCTGCCCCGCTTCGGGATGCCATTCGACCAGATCGCCGAGCCGCCAACCTTGAAGCTGCAGCGGTATGCCAAAATCCTGCCGGTGCCCGACGACGTGCGCAAGCGCTTCATGCTGTGGGCCACCGAGCACCATTCAATTTATTCCTTGGGCCGGTTCGCCACATGGCGGCCAGGGCTGCTGATGGACGATTTGATTCACGACTTGCACATCATCCAGAAGATGGTGCGCAGCGGAACACGCTATGATGCACAAAAAGGAAGATGACAATGCCCCAAGTCACTCTGATCTCCTACACCGGTGCCGGCCATCCTGATCCGCTTTACGCGGCCAAGCTGTTGGCCTACACAAAGAACACTCGGCTCAAGATGACACCGGATGGGTTCCGAACCTTTTTGGACAAAGGTCCGGAAGAAATCGCGGAGGAAATGGTCTATATGGCCGCTACCATTCCCAGCTCGTGGGAAATGGTTGATTGCATCTTCGCCATCAACGGCATTAGCCGTGCCACCGCCCAGCAGATCACCCGCACCCGCAACGCGACATTCGCGATGCAGTCGCAGCGGGTGACTGACCTCAGCGGTGTGACGTGGGACGCAAGGTTTCACGAAGGTGAACTTGACCAACACTTTGAAGACTCAATGCGCACTTCCATCGCGCAATATTCCAAGGCTGTCAGCCGTGGCCTCCCTCTTGAGGATGCACGCGAGTTGCTGCCCATCGGGGTGCACTGCAACCTGATCGCGAAGTACAATCTTCGCGCCTTGGTCGAGCTGTGCAGGGCGCGTGACAGTTTACGGGTGCAGGGGGCGTATCGCTCGGTCTGCGAGGAAATGAAGAAGGCCACCATCGCTGTGTGGCCGTGGGCCGAGACCTTCTTTGTCCCTCCCAATGTCAAGGCCATCAAGATGGTCGAATCGGTGGCAGCCGAATTGGCTGCCATCCAAGGGGACAAGGGCGCAATGTACAAGGGCCTGTCCGGGACACTCGCCAAGGCTGCTGATCTGATCAAGAAGGGTTGATCAGTCATGAGCTGGGTGGTGTTCGATTTGGACGGCACGCTGTTCAATTGCACGCACCGTGTGCATTTGGCGCAGCAAAAGCGGTGGGATGACTTTCATGAAGGCATCCCGTTCGACAAGACTTATCCCGAGACAGAGTTCGTGTTTCGGGCGATAAGTCCCTTTTGCAAAATCCTCTTGTGCACAGGGCGACCTGAGTCTAGCCGCCCTGTGACCGAAAGAATGATGCAGGACCGCAAGCTTCGCCACAATGCTCTGCTGATGCGTCCGGAAGGCGACTTCACTCCGGACCATGAGCTGAAGCCGAAGTTGGTGAAGACATTTTTCGGCAACCTTGAAAGAGCGCAAGCGGAAGTCATGCTGGTGCTTGAGGATCGCGACAAAGTCGTTCAGGCTTGGCGCGCGGCAGGCTTCACGTGTTGGCAGACGCGAGCGGGGGATTACTGATGAAAAAGTCTTTCGTTGCAAAGGAGCTGGAGAAAAAGGCCAGGCTCTTCGAGGAGCGCAATGCGCTCTACGGCGACAACTACATCCGCTTCGGCACCATCATGAAGGCTCTGTTCCCAAAGGGCCTGGTGCTCAAGACGGAGCAAGACTTCAATCGCTTTGGCATTTTCGTCCAAGTTGTTGCAAAGGTCACACGCTATGGCGAAAACTTTGCACGCGGCGGTCACGATGATTCGTTGGACGACAATGCTGTTTATTCGATGATGCTTAAGCAGCTTGACCATTTGCTTGATAAGAAAAAATGAAACACCTAGTCCTCGACACTGAGTCAACAAACCTTGTGCTGAATTCGCTTCAGCCCTTGAGCAAGCAGCCGCGCGTGATCGAGATATTTGGACTGATGCTGAGTGGTGCGCTCAAGGAGATTGGCACCTTTCATTCTTACGTCAATCCCGGCATCCCGATCCCGCCAAAGGTGACCGAGATCACAGGTCTCAAGGATGAAGATGTAGCCTCTGCGCCAAAGTTCGAAGAGGTCGCTGAGCAGTTTCAGAAATTCGTGAAGAAGGCCGACGTCTTGGTTGCGCACAATCTTTCGCACGACGTGGCAATCATCGACTTCGAATTCCAGAGGCTTGGCCAAAAGTTCTTGTGGCCTAAGCGCCGCACTTGCACCGTCGAGGCAACCGAGCATCTGAAGGGCCACCGACTGAACCTGTCCGCACTTCACATTGAGCTGTTCGGTGAAGGCTTCGCCAAGGCGCACAGCGCTGAGCATGATGTGCGGGCGACGGCGCGCTGCTATGTTGAGCTGCTGAAGAGGGGCGAGCTGTGACGGCACGCATCCGCACAGGCTATTCCTTTCGCCAGTCTGTCGGCAAGATCGACAGCGTGTTGGCTCGAATTAAAGAGGTCGGCCTGACGCACGCTCCCATCACCGACACAGCATCAACCTTCGGCTGGGTGAAGTGGAAGAAAGCTACATCAAAAGCAGGCCTGCGGCCTGTTTTTGGTGTAGAGCTTGCTGTGACACGTCAGCTCGGCGAGAAGAAGCCGGTCGTCGATCACTGGACATTCATCGCCCAAAAGGATCTCAAGCCACTGCATGAGTTGATCTCGCTGGCCACCAATCAGTTTTATTATCAGCCGATGCTGACGCTCGAACAAGCAACAGAACGCAAAGACGTTTCGATCATCATCGGCCACCGCACAGACCCTTCCTCCGTCAAGCCACGCAAAAACCTATTCATCGGCCTTGGGCCATCCTTGACACGCGGCCAGATCACTCGTGCCAAGGCAGCAAAGCACCAATTCGTGGCAGTGAGCGATAACCGTTACGTACGTGCAGGGCAGCAGGGATTTTATGAGACTGTGTGTGGACGCTTTGCCTCGGTGCAAAGCTATCCGCAATGGATCATGAGTGACGACGAGTGGCGAACTGCCGTGGCGGATGCGACGCTGTGTGATGCGGCATTGCGTAATCGTCAACGCATCTTCGACTTGTCCACTGCGACGCTGAAATCTGCCGAGATGGTTCACCCTCCGCGCCCAATGAGCTTGCGTCAGATGTGCGAGAAGGGTGCAGTGGAGTTGGGGTGCGACCTTTCACACCCCAACTATAGGGCACGATTGACGCGAGAGCTGGACCTGATCATCGAAAAGAAATACGAGGACTATTTTTACCTCGTTGCGGATTTGTGCCAGTGGGCACGCAAGCGCATGATCGTCGGTCCGGCGCGCGGCTCGTCGTGCGGATCGCTCGTGTGCTACCTGTTGAAGATCACGTCTGTTGACCCAATCCCCTATGGGTTGATCTTTGAGCGGTTCGTTGACGTCAACCGCACAGACATGCCCGACATCGACTTGGACTTTCCTGAGCACCGTCGCGCCGAGGTATTTGAGTACGTGGCCAAGACCTATGGCCGCGAACGGGTGGCGCGGCTCGGCACTGTGGCGATGTATCAGCCGCGCTCCGCGTTGAAGGAAGCCGCAGGCGCAATGGACATTCCGCCTTGGGAGTTGAACCCGGTCTTGGATTCAATCATTGAGCGGTCCTCCGGCGACAGCCGCGCCCTTCAGGCCACAGAGGACACTCTGAAGGACACAGCCGCAGGGCGGGAGTTTCTGAAGCAGCATCCGGAAATCCTCGTGGCTGCTGAAATGGAAGGCCACCCGCGTCATGCCGGCCAGCACGCAGCCGGGATCGTGATCACCGATAAGCCCATAACTGACTACGTGGCTGTTGATCAGCGCACTGGCGCGACCATGTGCGACAAAAAGGACGCCGAAGAACTGAATCTGCTCAAGGTTGATGCGCTAGGGCTGACGCAGCTTTCGATCTTTGAGAAGGCTCTCGAGCTGGCTGGCCTGCCCAGGGACCATTTGTTCAGTGTTCCGTTGGACGACAAGGCTGCGTTCGACGTTCTAAACTCAAAGAAATATTCCGGCATATTCCAATTCAATGGCCTGGCCCTTCAGTCCATCACCGATCAGATTGCTGTGCGCGAGCTGAACGACATCGTGGCCATCACAGCCCTCGCTCGCCCTGGTCCGCTGAACACAGGCGGCACAAACCATTGGATCAAGGTAAAGACAGGCCGCGCCAAAGAAACCTATCCGCACCCGTTGTTCGAGCCGCACCTCAAGAAGACGCTTGGGGTTGTGGCCTACCAAGAGCAGGTCATGACCATTGGGCGGGACATCGGTGGCTTGAGCTGGGAGGACGTCACTGCGCTGCGCAAGGCAATGAGTAAGTCGCTGGGCAAAGAGTTCTTTGATCAGTATGGTGACAAATGGAAGGCTGGCGCACGCAAAAAGGGCATCCCGGAAGAAACGCTGACCAAGATATGGGATGATCTGTGCGCCTATGGTTCATGGGCCTTCAACCTGTCGCACGCGCTGGCCTATGGTCTGGTCAGCTATTATTGCTGTTGGTTGAAGGCGCACCACCCGCTGGAGTTTGCTGCTGCGACATTGACCTACACTGATTCGCCCGAGACCCAGATCAAGCTGCTACGCGAGCTGGCTGCGGAGGGTGTTGAGTACCTGCCTGTGGACATCGACTACAGCACCGACACCTGGACTGTGAAAAAGGGCGGCAATTGGAATCACCTTGTCGGTCCACTCACCAACGTTGAAGGCATTGGCCCAAAGCTGATGTCCTCAATCATGGGTGCCCGTCAACGTGGTGAGCCACTGCCGGACCGTGCGCGCAAGCTGCTGGAAAATCCGAAGACCAAGATCGACTCACTCTATCCGGTCAAA